TAACAGTTTCTTTCAGTCGTATTTGTACGTTATTTCTTCCTTGGATATAAGTAGCCTATACGGCTCTTTTTCCTCGCATGTCTTTGACTACACTTAGATTTGTCAAAACGTTATTTACTTCGTCTTATCCACGACACGGATTACCCTCACTTGCACGTACCGCAAGCAAAAATAGGTACTTTATTCTACCATGTAGAATTGTCAAACAACTCACAAGTATTACAGTGAGCACATGACTTGATGTTAAATTGCAACCACTTTTTAACACAATCAGTTATTTTATATTTTTTGAATCCTTTATTTCTAAAAAATTAAAGTTGTAAACTACAACAGTTCAAGATTTGCTAAAATCTTACAGGTATAGTTTTTCTCCAATTTTCCCGTGACTCTACCTTTAAATGTCACTAAAAATTTTCTACTAAGATGTTGCTTCGCAGTATACATCTGGTAGGGACGGTCAATAACGTTCCTTCCAATCTGTCACCAGCAGATGAAATGAAGACCTCCGGTTCCACCACCGCAGGCGAGGGTAAGCATTCTCCCCTTAAATGTACTTCTTGTGCCAATTCGCAATGCACAACTCACTCATCAGAGATCCCAGAAAAGATGAGCGTTCCCCTTACGAAAAAGATTACGTTAAACCGCTACAGTTTGGCCCCCTGTGGTCCTAATACTTATGCCTACGCCGAGTCCTTAAGGCGCGATAAACTAATCGCAATGAAAAACGAACTACTTGTCGACATCGACACAATTCCTTGCACTCCTCAGAGTTTTGTTGGATTTAACATGTTATCCAACATGGAATCCCATTTACGCGACAAACTCTCCGACACCGCAATTTCCAAGATAGAAGGCCTCATGGCACTATATCTTGCGCTCGCTGACGTCCAGTCAGCAACTGGTTTTATTGCCGTACTTACCCTGTACGCCAAGACACATAACCAAGCAGCCCTAACTACTCAACTTAAGAAGATCGCACTTGATATCTTCAATACTTGTAAGCCACAGTCCAACGACGATGATTCCACTGGTGATGAATCATCCTCAACCAAACCCTCCAGACCGGAGTGGTTAAATTACATGTTATCTGGTCTTACCGACTGGAAACTATTAATCAACTCACCTTCATTTTCTCAAGTTTCTAGAGTCATTTCCCTCCTCATTACATTAGGAGTAATTGATTCTTGTTCCGTTAACTTAGGTAATTTTGAACTCTTCGCTATCCAAGCTCAAGAGAAACACGCTAATTCAATTGATCTAGTCGATGCTTTTTTAGAGACTATCGTATATTTTGCTGAAGGCGCATACTTGTGCTTCGAAAAGGGATCTCTATCCCCACTTTTGTTTTCATCCAGTACTGTCATCGAAATACAGGAAAGATGTATCGAAAAAATTACAGAATGGGAATATGTCCGCAATGGCAACCTGGAGAAATACCAGGACAAAAGTGAAAAACTCTTTGACAAAGAACTTGACGATCTTGTTGAAGACCTTCACAATCTTTACAAAACCATGCCTAATGGCGCAGAAAAGAAAATTATTCAGATGAAATGGGAAAAACTAGCTCTCATTAAAGCTGATTTTGCTGCCATGCGTGTTAAGGGCGGTCTGCGGAAAAGACCTTGGTGCGTTAGTATTAGTGGTGACTCTGGTGTCGGTAAATCAACATTAGCCGACCTAGTATTATCCACTATACAAAAAGCATCTGGTGTACCCTGTACTTCAGAATATGTTTATACCTTAAACGAAAAGGAAAAACATATGTCATCATACCGTTCTTTCATTACTGGTATTAAGATTGACGACTTTGGAAATGCTAAATCCCAGTTTTGGGAAGGTTCACCTGGTGATTGGATCATCAAATTGTGTAACAATATTCGAGAAACCGCTGTTATGGCAGATTTACCCAACAAAGGCAAAATTTCACTTGAACCTGCTGGCGTTGCTATAACTTCGAATATCGATCACTTGCATGCTAACGCTATCTCCAACAATCCGATGTCTATTTTACGACGTCCTCACTGTCATAGTGAAGCCAAAGTGAAAGCCCCCTTTATGACCGATAATATGCTGGATGAAGATAAGGTCATCGCCCATTTTGGCAGCTTGAACCAAATTAATGACATTTGGCTCATTTCTATAAAGAAGCCAATTGGAGGTGGACACAAAAAACAAGAACATGCAGGTTGGGAATATATCAAGGAAGATATTGATATTTTCGAATATCTAAACTACGTCGCCGAAAAAGTCACCAAGCATGTTGCCAATCAAAGCACCATCGTTGATGCTTTTAAAGAGCCCTCAACTCTTATCAACCTGTGCCCTGATTGTAATAAACTCCAGGAAACCTGCTCCTGTGAGCTCACCCCACATTATGGTGAGCGCGTTGCTCAAGTTCTCCACACAAAGGCGTCTGAAGTTAATATGTCTTTCAAGAAGAACAGGTGCAATTTCGAAACGAACGTTGAAGATCTAGCGGTTGAATCCTTACTAGAAGGATATCGCTGGTTCGAGGAGTCTCCCTACTCCAGGTGGTCCTCATGGGTTCCTGAACCTATGATGGACAACGATTACGTGCGTTTCCTTATCCTTTGGTTTGGTAGGGATATTATAGGCCAAAGTATCAGAACCTACTGGTACAATTTCGCACTAGCCTCATTCTGCGGGATTTACCTAATGTCTCGCATTAATCATGTTCTTATCATACCTTCTGTTTTGTTCTGTCTTGGCCACTGTTTAGTGGTTGGCTCTGGAGTAATTGAAGCAAAGAAGAACGCCTATCTCGATGAACTCGTTGACAACCGTGCGTGTCTCAACGAGACCTTCATCTCAGCTCGCGACAAGCACGTACAATACGCTTGTGGTGCTTTTGCTGGGCTGGCTGTCTTGTACAGCGTTGGGAAAGTGATAAAAGCCTTACGTGCTTCCCTTACTATCCAAGGTAATTTATCTCCTGTTAACGTTGCAGACCTTAAAGAACGTGACACTACTGATAACACTTGGATTACAGGCAAACCCACTCACCTCTCAACCCCGGGTGCCCCTGTCACCCTCGCACAAGCTGAAAATAGTTTTATGAAATCTAGTTGCCAGATTACCATTGGCACAAAGTGCTCCGGCGTTTACTTACTTCAGTCTAACGTAGCTCTCATTCCTCACCATTTTCTTCCTGGCGAAACTGCCTATGCTACTATTCATTATGGATCTCGGAAAATCAAGTTTTGGCTTAATCCTTTACACTCTCCTCGAGTGGGAACTCTTGATTTGGCTATTGTTTTTGTACCAAACACAGGACCCCTGCCTCCTAACCTTGGAAAATTCTGCACCGAACACGCTAAACAACCTTTAGTATGTACCATGTACGGTGTGAACAATGACCGCACACGTTTTTCCACGCGCGTCATGTGGCAGTTCGCTAGTGCCGTCACCAACACCTATGCATATTTCAATGGATCTAATTACTCCCTCCAGGATATGAACACATTCGAAGGCCAATGTATGTCTATTATCGTCAGAGATGGCGTTAGGAAGCCTATTGTTGGTTTCCACATTGGAGGTAAGGAAAACACCCCTAGAGGATGTGGCATGGCTGTGCTCATCTCAGAATTACAACTTGCCCTGCATGATTTAGCCAAACTCAATTCGTCTTTCGTTCTTGGCCCACAAGCCCGTGATGTTTCAGATACTTTTGGTACTAAAACAATCGCCATTTCTCCTGACGTGCACCCTAAATGCTCTGTCAATTTTTTGGAGGATGATGCTGCTGTTGTAGTGTATGGCTCTGTTATTGGTAAGTGTCATCATACATCTGACGTTATTTCTACACCCATATCTGATATTGTTGAAGATGTAACAGGTGTACCTAACCAATGGGGACCACCCCAATTCAGTCCGAAAGTAATTTGCTCTGATGGCGTGTCGCGCAGTCAAAATTGGAAACCATGGTCAGCCACCATGCAATCTGCTGCTTACCCAAGCACAGGTTTTGATCCAGCGGATGTTCTTGCCGCCAAGCAAGATTATCTGTTCCAATTGAAAGAAAAATTCGAGGCTATGTCCTCATTCTGGAAAAAAGACATATCTCCTCTTAATAAAACCGCTATTGTAGCCGGTATAGATGGAAAGAAATTTGTTGATTCCTTAAAGCTAAGTACATCCATGGGCTATGGTATTTCCGGTAAAAAGGAAAAATATATCATAGATTTACCTCCCACAGAGACTAATGCTTGCCCTAGAACATTTACTCCTGAAATATGGGAAATGGTAAATGAAGCAGAACAACTTCTGGATGCTGGATTATCACTAAATTGCATCTTTGGTGCAAGTCTCAAGGATGAACCAACTAAACGCTCAAAGGATAAAGTGCGTGTGTTCCAAGCCGCACCCATTGTGCTTCAGATATTAATTCGCAAGTATTTTCTCCCAATTGCTAGATTCCTTTCCATGAACCCACTCATCTCCGAGTGTGCAGTAGGTGTTAATAGTCAAGGTCCCGAATGGGATGAGCTTTCCAAGTTCATGTCCGCATGGGGAGACGACCGCATCATTGCAGGAGATTATAAAAAGTACGATTTACGTATGCCAGCCCAATTAACATTGGCCGCATTTTCAACACTCATTGATATTGCACAATGGTCTGGCAATTATACAACTCAGGATCGTGCACGCATGAGGATTCTTGCACATGAGGTATGTACACCTCTTGTGGCTTACAATGGTACATTACTCCGGTATATGGGCACCAATCCCTCCGGACACAATATGACAGTATATATAAACAGTATTGTCAATTCGTTTTTACACAGATTAGCTTGGTTCGACGCATACAATTCAGACGAACGAACCAAAATGGGTAAGGACTTAGGCTTAGGTCGTCCAGCAACCATACGCGATGTGTGTAACATCATGACTTATGGCGATGATGCTAAGGGATCAGTACACCCCGATTATGATGCTTTTAACCACAAGCAAATGGCCGAGTTCCTTGAAAGGTATGATATTCAGTTCACCATGCCCGATAAAGTGTCTGAACCCGTCCAATTTATGCACCGTAACGGAGCTGATTTCCTAAAACGTAAGGATCGCTTCGAACCTGCTCTCGG